ATCCTAGCTACACAAGACAAAGTCAAGGCGAATGGGAAGCTGCTGTTAAGCGCAACGAAGAAGCTCCTCCTACACAGTTCACAGATACCAAATAAGTGGTTGACAGGTGTTAATATTTACTATATACTGTAACATGTACATATGGAGAACTAATCTTGTTTAAAAAAGCTGCGGTGTTTACAGACATCCATTTCGGACTTAAAGGTAATAGTCGCGTTCATAATGACGATTGCGAAGAATTCATTGATTGGTTTATACAAACTGCAAAAGATAACGGTTGCGAGACCGGAATCTTCTGTGGTGACTGGCATCACAATCGAAATTCACTAAATCTTACTACTATGGATGCTACAATTAGAAGCATGGAGAAGCTAGGTGCTGCATTTGAGAAGTTTTACTTCTTTGATGGTAATCACGATTTGTATTATAAAGATAAACGTTCTGTAAACAGCACTGCATTTGCAAAGCACATTCCTGGAATTACATTTATAGACGAAATCTTCATCGAAGATGATGTTGCACTTGTTCCATGGCTCGTCGGGGACGAATGGAAGACGATGGGTGATATTAAAACAAAGTATTTGTTTGGTCATTTTGAACTTCCTAGCTTCTATATGAACGCTTTAGTTAGAATGCCAGATCACGGCGACCTTAAGTCTGAGCATTTTAAGCATCAAGAGTATGTGTTTAGTGGACACTTCCACAAACGACAGAAGCAAGGTGCTATTCATTACATAGGTAATGCGTTTCCCCACAATTATGCTGATGTTGGCGATGATGATCGAGGTATGATGATACTTGATAAGGAGAACAATAAAGAACCAGAGTTTGTTAACTGGCCTAATTGCCCTAAGTACCGTACTGTAACACTTAGCAACTTAATTGATAATGCAGATACGTTTATTAAGGATAAAATGTATCTACGAGTAACGCTTGACCTTCCTATTAGCTATGAAGAAGCAAGTTTTATCAAAGAAACATTCATTAATCAATACAACTGTCGTGAGATCACACTAATACCACAAAAGCAGTTAGAAGAAATGAGTACAGAGCTTGATATTGCACAGTTTGAAAGTGTGGACCAGATCGTAAGTAATGAAATTGCAGCGCTTGACACTAACAACTATGATAAGAGCATGCTTTTGCAGATATACAACGGATTAGAACACTAATATGATAAAAATTAAAGACCTAACAGTTAAAAACTTCATGAGTGTGGGTAATCAGACTCAGGCAGTTGACTTTGATAATGAACAACTTACTCTAGTACTTGGTGAAAACTTAGATCAAGGTGGTGACGACAGCGGATCACGTAATGGTACTGGAAAAACGACCATTATCAACGCTCTATCCTATGCACTGTATGGTCAAGCACTTACAAACATCAAAAGAAACAACTTAATTAACAAGACCAACAGCAAAGGCATGTTGGTTACCCTACAATTTGAAAAAGATAATAACAACTACCGTATTGAACGCGGTCGTAGTCCTAATATCTTTAAATTCTATATTAATGATCAAGAAACTCTAGTAGACGAGTCACAAGGCGACAGTAGACAGACACAAGACGATGTAAACACCCTGTTGGGCATGAGTCATGATATGTTTAAACATATTGTTGCACTGAATACCTATACTGAACCGTTCTTGAGTATGAGAGTAAATGATCAACGTGTTATCATTGAGCAGTTGTTAGGCATTACTATTCTTTCTGAGAAGGCAGATGCACTTAAAGAACAGACTCGACAGTCTAAAGATGCCATTACTGAAGAAACGCTAAAGATCAATGCTATTCAAACTGCTAATGAGAAGATCGAAACAAGTATCGAAGGATTAAAGCGTACTCAACGTGCTTGGCAAGCTAAACATACTCAAGATCAAGATAAACTTGCTGCCGCCATTGAAGAGTTAGAGAAGCTGGATATTGAAACTGAACTTGAGTCACACGAGAAACTAGCAAACTGGACCAAACATAACAATACCATCTTAGCGCTTAGGAAAGAACTAAGCACACTCGAGCCAGCTCTACAACGTGCTGATAAAACTGTTGAAAAGGTTACTAAGGATGTTGCAGAACTTGAAGACGCAACATGTTATACCTGCGGTCAAGCACTTCATCTAGATAAGAAAGCAGAAATTGCCGAGCGTAAAGAAACCGAACTGCTGGATGCAATAGCTTATCAAGCAGAAATTGCAGGTAAGGTAGTTGATGTAATGGCTGCACTTAAAGAAATTGGTGACATTAATGGTAAACCTACTACCTTCTATGAAAATGCTAAAGATGCATACGAACATAGAAGTAATGTAGACAATTTGAAACAGACGCTTGCTAACAAGCACGACGATGTTAACCCATACACTGCACAAATTAACGAGTTAAATGAAACTGCTATCCAAAAAGTTGATTGGGGTGTTGTTAACGAGCTTACAAGTTATAAAGAGCATCAAGAGTTTTTACTAAAGCTACTTACGAACAAAGACAGCTTTATTCGCAAGAAGATCATTGATCAAAACTTAGCATATCTTAACAACAGACTTACATATTATCTTGATAAGATTGGCTTGCCGCATCGGGTGGTGTTCTTAAACGATTTGAATGTTGAAATTACGCAGCTTGGTCAAGATCTAGACTTTGATAATTTAAGTCGAGGAGAACGTAACAGACTTATCTTAGGATTAAGCTTTGCATTCCGTGATGTTTGGGAAAGCCTGTATCAAAATATCAACTTGTTGTTTATTGACGAGCTGATTGATAGCGGTATGGACACTGCTGGAGTTGAGAACAGTTTGAGTATTCTTAAAAAGATGGCTCGCGAACGTAATAAAAATATCTATCTTATCTCACACAAAGATGAATTAGTTGGTAGGGTTAATCGAGTGCTGCGAGTAGTAAAAGAAAATGGCTTCACCTCATACGAATCAGATTTAGATATTACTAGTATCGTATAAATACTAAGTAAATTCTAAAGGAGATATAATGTTTACGCAAAATAATTATTTAAAAGAATATTATGATATTATAAAAAATAACAAAGTACTAGATCCAAAATCTCAATATTGTGAAAGACATCATATCATTCCTAAATCACTGAATGGATCTAATAAAAGAGACAACGTTGTGTGCCTTAGTGCTGAAGATCATTTTTTGTGTCACAAGTTATTAGTTAAATTTACAACAGGAGTCGACAATCAGAAGATGTGGAGCGCTTTATGGAGAATGATGAATAAACAAAGTCGTTCGCAGCAAAGAGAGTACACATTTACAGAAAAAGACTATGAAGAGGCAAGAATCAAACATTCAATTGCGCAATCTAAAAGAATGAGCAAAGAAAACAATCCTTTTTTTGGAAAAAATCACAGCGAAGAAACTAAGAAAAAAATGTCAGAAGCAAAAAAAGGAAAGTCATATGAAGAAATCTTTGGAGACGAATATGCTTCTGTTATGCAAGAAAAGCGTAAGAATGAAACTACTGGAAAAAAGAGAAGTGATTCTACAAAAGAAAAAATTAGACAAAATAAGTTAGGAAAATCTAGAGATCCTGAGCTAATGAAAAGAATAGGCGAAAAACTTAAAGGCAGAAAGCAATCACAAGAAACTATAGAGAGAAAAAAATTAGCACGAATAAACGGACAGAAAACTTGTGAGTTTTGTGGAAAAACTACAATGCTTACGAATTACAAAAGATGGCACGGACAAAATTGTAAATCATACGCAAATGATTTGGAGGTTGTAGAATGATAGAAGAAGATGATGCACATGACTTGCTTGTAAAAGCATATCTTGACTATTTTAAAGCAAATGAGAAATTTGAAAGACAAAATAGTGTACGCACACATCGTATTGTACGCAAGTGTCTACGAGATATTCGTACACTAGCAAAAGAACGTGCAGACAACATACACGAAAAACATGTAACAACTAGACAAACCAGAACTTAGGTAGCCTACTCCATATACCGGTAAGTATACTCATGCAGTGGACTTATCAAGGAAAAGAAATTAACGAACTACCTATCGGGTGCGAAGCGTTTGTTTACTTGATAACAAACAAGTCCAATTGCATGATGTATATAGGCAAGAAACTAGCAAAGTTTAAAGTAACTAAACCCCCGCTTAAAGGCAAGAAGAATAAAAGACGTAGCACTAAAGAAAGTGACTGGAGAGAATATTATGGCTCCAGTGATAGACTTAATGCAGACGTTTTAGAGTTAGGCTCAGAAAATTTCACACGTGAAATATTACATTTTTGTCCCAGCAGAGGCATAGCAAGTTACTTAGAGGCACGTGAACAGTTTGAACGCAGAGTACTTGAAACAGATGAATACTACAACGGTATTATTAATGTTAGAGTTGGTGGATCAAATATTCTCAAAGAACATCTTAAAAACAATCCATTATAAAATAATTATCGGTTGACACTAACAATAATCTCTACTATACTAACACATAGGCAGAGACATTATAAACGCTCCTAGAGCACCAGGCATCCACAAGGCAAATCAATACAGCACATAAGGTTGGCGGGCCAGTTTAATAATACCGCTGTGTAAAGCCCGAGGTGATATCCGGACACGTAACATATTGATCGACGCACCAGAGTGCGGAAGCCACCAAACAAATTGGGCTCACAGGTTGATATAGATTGATTGCTGTCAGTCGAAAAACACAACATAGTTCATAAAAACTTCTTAGCAACAGGAACGAAGCGGAAGGTAATGTACTATAAAGGTAGCACTAACACAGTTAATGCGCTCTTTATGTTACATGATGTCGATGTAGGTTGGGAAAGGTCAGAGCCCAATGAACTTGTGTATAATAATTACCTACTTCCAATGTCATTGCTGGATAAGACTCACATGAAGTTTATCTTAAAGACGACGGAGCTAGAAATAGTTCCGTCTGACTGAAACGATCTACATGAAATTAATACAATATTACATTCGTAATATTGCTTGTTCATATATAAAT